TCCGAGGCGAAACAGAATGAGTACGGCGATCTCGCGCGCAAGGACATCACCAAGCAAAATATTCAAATGCACGTTGCGGGAATGGACGAACTCACCGGGCGCCAGTTCCTTGTCAATCCCGAGAACCTCAAGTATCGGTCCCGTGACGGCACGGACAAAGAGATGCCCGCTGCGGACCAGGCGAGTCTGCTGAAGTGGTTCACCGATGACCTCACCGTTCGTCGGGAAATGCAGACTCGTGCCGACAAGGTTCAAACGTCCACCGTTGACAGCCAGATGGGGACGGCCCTCATCAATCTGTTGGAAGGAAAACCCGGTGCTTTGACCTTGGACATGATCCAGTCCGGTCAGTGGCCGCAGGTAGACTCTGGTGAGAAGAAGAAGGAGTGGGAAACAAGTCTGAGGTCTGCGATGGATTCGTTCAAAAAGCCGGCAACGGACAAGGAGAATTGGAACGATTCCACGGGTTATCTTCCGCTTGCGGCCCAAGTCTATGCTTTCGACAGGAAGAAAGACCCGGTTTCAGCGGCGGCACTTTCCAATCAGATCGTCAAAGCGGGTACAGTCGATCACTCTATCACCGCCGCACACATGACCTCGCTCCTTCAGGGATTGCAACTCGATCCCGATCCGATTCGATCAACGCTCATCCATGATGCTGGCACTCTTCTACCTACGGGAAAGGACGATCCCGCCGAGAACACGCAGAGGAATGCCAGTGCGACGGCGGATGTCGAACGTTTCCTAAACTCTCCCAAGGCGCAGACCATGACTCCCCAACAGTTGCAGGAAGGTACGCAGAGGATTCTCGATTTCAACAAGAACCAGTACATCACCGACAAGTTGAACCAGTGGTACGGGACCACGCAGACCCAAGGGAAAATACTTGGCGTCTTGGGCGCACGCAACGAACCTGCAACGGCGTTTGCCACGGTCATGAGTGAATTGCCGAAGATCGATGAGGCGGCGGCGGCAGGTGACAAGGCCGCGATCGCCACGAAGAAGAAAATACAGACCCTGGCAATGGACGATTTCCTGAAAACTGGCAACAAGATCGCAAGCGTCAATACCTCTTCGGCGCAGATTCGGATTCAGGACACCAAGGGCATCTGGTGGACCCCGGTGTATGATCCGCAGACCCAACAGACAACTTGGAAGTGGCTCGATGCGCAGGCCGGACGGCCCGGGGTGTGGAGATAATGTCCGACCTTTCCTTCCCTGAGAACACCAACGCCCCGGCGCTTCCAGGAATCGAACCACTTCCTCCTGATCCCGCTGAGGCGAGACAGGACATTCTCAATGTGTCCCCTGATCCGCAGACGGAAGATGCGAAGATGGATCTCTCGAAGTACCTCGCCGAAAAAACGGGGATGTCCCCGGTGTTCATTCACCAGAACTTCGACTCGGTGGCGGACCAGTTCTACGGGAAGAAGACGCCGAATGCGGTTGAACGGCTCGGCAACACGATCAAGACGGAACAGGTTGGAAGGCAGATTGCCAAGTTATCCGCTCGACAGGCATTCGGGGATACCTCACCCGAGACGCAAGTGGCGATAGACGAACAGAAAAAATTACTTCCCGACCCTGAGACGACCATCAAGGGTCTTCCTGGTGACCTTATCAAGCAAATCTACTCCTTCGGTTTTGAACTTCCCAAAGAGGCTTACACCGGCGCTCTCACCGATCCCAAGGCATCGACCGTTGACAAGGTTGTGGCGGGGATTGCTTCCGTTCTCGCCCTCTCACCCGTTGGCGTCGTTCCGATCCAGGGCGGCAGGATCATCAAGGACATGAACGAGCAGGCCATCGGAGCCAGTTACCGAGCCTCGATTGACGCAGGAATGGATCCCACGGTCGCGCGTGTGCAAGCGGGGGTATCGGCACTCATCTTTGACGCCATGAACACGTTGCAGATCGGGGCGGCGGCCGGCGCAGGAGAAAGGATCGCGGGGACCGCGATTGCAAAGGCCCTGTTGAGCAAATCCGTAGTCCGGCTCGGCTTGGAAGCCACCCAGCAGGAGGCACTCGCCTACGGCATGACCCTCGCCAACAAAGCCGTGAATGAGGCGGCGGTCGAGGCGAGCAACCAGTGGGCCGGGACCAATCTTCCACACGAACAATTTTTGAACATGCTGAAAGAGGCGGGGATCGAAGCGCAACCGATGGCGATCATGGGAACCATGATAGCCGGGGCGAGCACCGTGGGAGGAGCATACCGCATCGCCAAGGATTCGGCACTTGAAACGCAGGTGCGAGACACGGTGCGGAACATTGTGACACCCACCACGAAACCCCTGGAGACGGTCCCCATCGAACCGCCCCGGCCCGAAATGACCGTCGAGCAGAAACAGACGATCTACGACCAGCGTATGGCACAGGCTCGGGCGCGTGTGGAGGAGATCAAGGCGCGGCTGGCCACGGCAAAACCAGAGGAACGTCTTGCACTCGAAGCCGATCTTGCCGACTTGAATAAGACACTTCTGACTACCTTTGGCGAAATGCCCGTGACTTGGTTCTCCGAAAAACCCGGTGACCAGAACGTCGGGGATGTACTGCACTCGGAAGACTTCCAGCTCGAACAACCGAAAGAGACGCCGGCGGTTCCCAAACCCGCGCCAGCGGTGCAGGAGAAGTTTGGTTTCGCAGAAATGACGCCCGGGCAAGTCAAGGATGAAGCGCAGCAGATGCGCATGTTCGAGGCACCCACGAAAAACGCATGGGATATGACGGGTTCCGAACTCGGAATAATCTATCATGCCGGTACAAAGAAAATTGAATCCGTGGATCTCTCGAAAACACAACAACGGGACTATGGATTCTACGGCAAGGGGTTTTATGGAGCTACCAAACCCGAATATGCAAAGGGGTATGGGAACACGGTAAGTGAAATCAAACTTAATCCCGAAGCGAAAGTCCTGAATGCATCTCTGAAACCCGAGAAGGCACCCGCAGGTCTTGTCGATGCCGTGGCATCAGATTACTACGATCGTGCGATTGAAGGAGCGAAGGCGCGCGGAAAAGAGGCGTTTCTTACCGAAGAAATCAAAGGCATTCGGACCAACCCTCTGGAATGGAAAAATGCTGTTGATTCCTTTGCCCGGAAACACGGCTATGATGTAGTCAAGTATTCAGATGCGGAAATCGTTCTACTGACCGGACGTGCGACTCAATCGTTCGAGAAACCGAAAACGCCAGAGGAAGTCATCGCGTATCTGTCGGACAAACCGGCTTCGCAATGGACGAAGGGTAACCAGCCCGACTACTACGACATCCTACATCCGAGCACGCGCGAGGGTGGGGGATGGCAGATTACCAACTTCGAGAGGGCCACCAACGAACCCACCGGCCACATGGACTACGCCACGAAGGAAGAGGCTATTCGTGACATGGTGGGGGCCGGGTGGGGACTCGCCGATGTCGCCAAGGAAGTACAGGCGTCCATCGTTGCACCTGAGACGGCCCCCCGCGAGCCGCTTCCTGCGGTGACGCAATTCGACCCCAACAAGATCCCGGTTCAAGAAGTCCCTCTCGACAAGATCACAATCTCCAAGGATGTCCCCAACTTCAAGGAAGGGGCGAATGCGCAGGGCATCATTGAACCCCTGGCAGGCAAGCAGTACGAACGCCTCGGGACGGCCCCCATCGTGGTGTGGGAACGGACCGACGGTCGGATGGAAGTCATCACAGGTAGACACCGCTACGATCTTGCGGTACGCTCAGGAGAGAAGACGATCCCCGCCCAGGTAGTACGCGAGGCGGACGGTTTCACGGCGGTCCAGGCGGCCACGTTCGATGCAGAGTCGAACATCCGTGATGGACAAGGAAGTGTAAAAGACTATGCGGCCTACTTCAAAGCCAACCAAGTCACAGAACAAGAAGCATCCAGCCGAGGACTTCTGGCGCGCGACAAAGGACGAAAGGGCTTCGCAATTGGCCAGTATGCCTCCGATGGTCTCTATACCCTCTATCGAAACGATCAGATTGGCGAAGGAAAAGCCGCAGCAATAGCGGCGGCAGCTCCCCGCGACGAGGGCCTGCAAAATGCGGGAATCCAGCGCGCGAAGGAACTGACCGCCGACGAACTCTCCAACTACGTCAACATCCTAAAAATCCAGTCCACGACATCGGGTGTCAATCTCGACCTGTTCGGCCGTGACGACACCGTGATGGTCGAGGCCGCGGCAGTCGCCAAGGAAGCCTCCCGCAAGATGGCGGGGCTCCGGGACGAGAATGCGGCTCTCAAGTCGGCTCTCCGCCTATCCACCAAAGAACGGGCGGCGCTTGTTGAGAAATATGGATTCAAGACGGGCGACCGTGCGGCGGTCGAGACACGGATCGGCGAACTCGAGCAACAGATCGCGGACTGGTCGAACTGGTACACGGATTCGGCCAAAGTGCGGGAGTTGCGCCAGCAGGCGGGATTGTCTGCGGAAGCGGCACCTATAACGAGAACGTTGGAGACAGCGACTACCGCACCCGAGAAGGCTCCCGTCAAGACTGCCGCGAAGGCCGAGACACCCGAGTTGCCCCCGATCAAACCTTTTGTGCCGGAAGCCGTGAGGCCTGCGGGCAACGAACCCATGACCGCTTCAGACTTCGAGAACTTCCTCATCCACGACCCGAGCTATGACCGGGCCGTGGCGGAAGTAAGAAGAGTGGAAGAGCAGATTCGCACCAAGGCGGGAAGCATCGAGGATCTGAACGCCGAACTGAAATCGGCAACGGACCGGGCGAATCAGGTTGCGGATGCCGTCAAGCAGGATTGGCAACACCGCATCGCTGTCAACCGTGCCAGGAGCGATGCTCGGAAGTCAGTCAACAGAATGATCCAGGATATCGCCGGCATACAGACCAAGGGTGTGCGGATGCCCGACGAGTACCGAAAGGCCATCGAGGAAGTCAAGGATGCATTCGCCACGGTTCGGCACACTCAGAAAACGCTCGGTCATTTGAAGGACATTGCGGCCGCACTTGAAAAAGATCCCTACTTCCCCGTGAACAAGGAGGACCGGGCCAGACTTGCCGATCTTGGCAAGACGCCGCTTCGGGATTTGTCGGTGGACGATCTGCGCACAATCCACGATGCGGTGATGATGTACGCGAAATTGGCGCAGACAGCGAACAAGGCTACTTTGCGCGGGCAGGTGGTGGACCGTGATGTTGCCGTGAAGACGATCACGGCTGAAATGCGCCCGACAAAGGGCATCGACGAGAACATACAGTCCAGCATCCCGACCATGGCCGGTGAGTTTGAGAAGTCAAGGATAAAGGCCGCAACGTTCCTCAAGGACTTGGTGAACGACCCCGACATTGCGATCAATTCCGCATTCGGTGGGGAGCAGTCCAACGGCTATGAAATGTTCCAAGGCAAGATACTTGCCAATGAGGAAGTGAAGGCAAAGTACAACGCCGAGTATCGAAAACCTCTGGACGACTTCGCTGCCAAGCACAACCTGAACTTGGACAGGTGGCGATTGGAACCGAAGTCTTTCGACCTCGGAGGCGGTAGGAGTGTGAAACTCACCCGCGACGAAGTGCTGGAAATGTGGCAACACGCACAGAGACCGGACAACCTGGCCGATCTTCAGGCCGGGTACGGCACGGTCAACGGCGATCATCCCTATCACAAGTACACCCTCAAGCCCGAGGAAATCCAACAGATCATTTCTGGATTGGACCCGAAGGAGAAGGAACTCCTTGGCATCCTCGCCAGCGAGTACAAAATGCGCGGGCAAGAAGCGGACTCGGTTTCCTATGATGTGAACGGTGCACATTTGGAACTCCTCGCGGACTATGTGCCCATAACACTTTTGCCCGGCAACCGCGGGGAACCCATCGAGTTCGAGCTCGCGAAAAAGGAATATGCCAACAGACTCACCCGCGCGGGAGTGGACAAGGGCCACATGCAGGAACGCACGGGGTTTGTCGGACCCCTGATGATCCGGGGCGCCGTGGATGCCTACTTGCGGCACGCCGATAACATCGCAACCTACCGATCGATGGAGAAGGACATCCGCAACGCCGGGCGCGTGTTGTACTCCAAGGATTTCCAGGACCAGGTGCGGGCGAGAAGTGGAGGGGACTGGCTTCTCTCGGTGATGGACCGCAACCTCAAGGATGCGGCGGGAATGAAGGAACCGAACCGGGGCGCGGCCAAAATGGTGATGGATCTCCGGCGTAAGGCCATGACCGCCATTCTATTCGGACGCCTGCAGACCGCCGTGATCAACTCGGTACTACAGTTCCGGGGCATGATCTATGCGGGATTCGGACACGGCCTCACGGGAATCGCCGAAAATCTATTCAACCCCAAGGGTGTCCATGATCTTCTGATGGCGGTCAACCCCTACTACCACGAGAGAAGTACCAGAGGTTTCACGCGCGAGCAATCCGACATCTTCGCATCGACGACTCCCCAAAAGATACTCGGCAAGGTGGGCCGGGCAGGGGCGCTTCCGACGAGAATATTGACCCAATGGGCCATCGCGGGGGAGATGAAAGGCGCGTACAACCGAGCCATGGCAGAGATCAAAGCCCTGCGCACACGGGATACGCCCCTTTCTGCCAGCGTTGGGTTGGCGATGCGGGATGAGACGGGGAATATCTTGACCGCCGACCAGATCAAGGCGATGCCCGCAGAGAAGTTGCCATTTCTGGCATCCAAGTTCGGCACATACTCGGTCGAACGTACGCACGCATCGAGTCTGCCCGAGATGCAGGCGATTCTTTCCAAGAATCCCGTGGGGGCACAACTCACCACGTTTCAATCCGAGTTTCATGCCGCCCTTTCCGCTGTCCGCCGTTCGTTCATGGAGGCGAAATACACGCCGAACGGATGGTGGAAGGCACTCCGTACCGTGGCGATCCTCGGCGCTTTGGAACCGACGGCGATATGGGGGGCGCGGACTTTGTTTGCGAAGTTGCTCGCCAAGCGTGACCCGAAATGGACCGACGAAATGATCACTCAGGCCATCGGCGGGTTGCCCGTGGCGCGTGATGTCGTTGGCTCGGGACTTCGTATGATCGAATACGGTCCTTCATCCCCGGCCGCTGACGCCAACACCTTCTTTCTGGACAAGTACGTGGGGGATGCTGGCAGGAATGTCTATCTCATGGACCGTGCGTTTACGGCGGCCAGTCAGGACTCCCGCCGGAAAGCGGCGTGGAAGATGGTGGACAACATGGCCAACACCACCATCAGCCTGACGACCGGCGTGAGTTATCAGGCCATGCGCGATCTTGTGGTGGGAGTTTACAAAACCTTGAGCGGTACTGGCCCAACGGTGAAGAAGGAGTAAAGCGATGAGCGTCACGAATCCACTGTACAAGAAGTCCTACACCGGCCGCGGTGATACTGGCCCGTATGCGATCAACTTCTCGGTGAATCTGGACGCCGGAGGAAACGCCTCCGATATCCTGGTGCAGGTTCAAGACTCGGCGGGAGTGATAACCGACATCACTGCCACCAGCACCATCACGGGAATGAACGTCTACACCACAGCCTCCTATGACGCCACCAACACCGTGACGCTGTTGCGGTATCCTGACCTGACCCAACCCTACACCTTCCCCTACGGGACGAAGTTTCCATCGAGAACCTTTGAGTCGGCGCTGGATCGCCTGTTGTTCGTGATTCACCGAATCGCGGGGAACTCTGATTACGCGATCAAGACACCTCTGGCTGATGCCGCACCTCCTGCGGAACTCCCTGGCAAGAACGCTCGCAAGGGTCACTTCCTGTATTTCGACGTGACTAACGGTGATCCTATTCCCGCAGACCCCGCAAGTAGTGTTGGCATCAGTGCGTTCATGCAGACGGTCGTGGATGATCTGTCGGCGGCGGCGGCGCTGACCACATTGGGGATTCACACTTTCTGGCAAGCGGGCCTTGCGTCGGCTGATATTAAACTCCTTTCGGCGTTGTTTGAGGCACCGACAATTCTGAGTACGGGAAGCCCTTACACACTCGTTGCCTGGTCCACTGAAAAACTCATCATTACGGCGACCACGAACCCGTATATCGTGAACCTTCCGCAAGCGACTACGTGTGTCGGGTACCGGGTCAAGATCATGGACGGTAGCGCACTGGCAACGGGACTCGTCAAGATTGTTCCCTACACCGGCGACGCGATCGGTTCACTCGCCGCGAATACAGAGGTCTATCTCCAAAACCTTGACCAGAGCGGTGCACCGTACCTTTTCCAATACATCGAACTGGTTGCAACGAAAGCCGGCTACTGGGATGTGGTCGGAGGCCAGTTCTGCCCTCACCAGACAGTGGACACCGATGGCTCTCAGTATCACCTGGGAAAGTTCAAGCACCTGCCGCTGGGAAATACAACAGCCAGGGGGACGAGTTTCGTTCCTGTCGCGCAGGGTAGCTGGTATGGGTCACCAATTCAGGTGACCGGATCTTACGGAGTACCCGTAGGGGCGAAGGTTGTACGTCTCCGCTTCGCCGTGATTCCTTATGTTACGGCGGCTGGTGTTTTCGGTCTCACTATCTGTCTCTCTGACAACAACGGCCAAACCCCAACCGGCACTCCTACCTATATGGCATTCCCAACAGTAGGAGGAAATGGTTATGCCGCTGCGGCAGGAGGGTTCCAGCTACCCTATACAGAGGTAGACGTTCCGCTCAATTCCAGTGGTCAGTTTTATGCGTTTTCTCTGGTTCTCACCAATGTCAATCAGGCACAATGTGTAGTCGGATGGGCCGTCGTCGAGTGGTCCATGGGAGACTGACGGATGAACTGGCTGGTGCTTGCCTTCGCCCTGACACTCGGGTACACGCCGAACAACAACGTGTGGCAGTACCAGCCTCCGCCCACGGTCTGGTCAACGGAGTCGGCGCTGATCGTGGTCATGGATGCCGAGGTCCGGGCCTGGGGCAGACTGTACGTCGGCGGGTCGCTCGGCGTCCCCGTATGGTCGGTCCCCGGCGGCTACTGGCCGCAGTCCTTGCAGAGCGTGGTCCGCGCGGGCGTGCGGTTCGGCGGCGTGGAGGTGGGGTGGAGTCACCTCTGCACTCACCCCGTGATGCCGTTCCAGCCCACATACAGCGAGCAGACACTTTGGGAAGGTGGCTATGACGAGTTCCACGTCAAGTTCTCGGCGGAGGTCCACCTGTGATGGAAAAAGCGTGGCTCGTTGTCGGGATCATCGTAGCGGCGATCGCCTGCATTCTTTCTCTCATCGCCGTCGTGCAGGTCTGGAAAAAAACATCAATGGTCGAGGGAAGGCACCTTCAAGAGGTGACTGCCCTCAAAGAAAAAGTATCGGCTCTTGAAGCGCACGAAACAAAAATAGATGAAATGGCCGGGGACATTCGAGAAATCAAGGCTGACATCAAGTGGCTCAAGAAGGAGAGGAACTCATGGGGAGAATGAAATGATCGCAGAACTTCAGAACCTTGCCCTGGCCCTGGGGAAGTGGGGCTGCTTCGAGTTTGCCATCATGCATGCGGCCGAGGTCGAACGCGGCACGGAAGCGGGACCCCCCTTGGCGTTGCACGTCGAGGCACTGCGCCGCGGGTACGTCACCCCCGACTGCACGGTGGGACCTGCGGGGGACATGATGGGGTGGCTCTGCGGGGACGGTTCGCGCTGGGACTGTCTGAAGGCGGGGATCGGCGTGGACAGCCACGGACGGCCCTACGATCTGCCGATGGGCTACGTGATCCAGCCAAGGGAGCATGACATCGGGCGTTACGAACTGGTCGTCAAGGACGGGGCCGGGGTGACCACAACGCTGGGGCACTTCGTCTACCTGGCGCCCGGGATGTTGTGGGACTCGTGCGGAGAGAGCAATTGCCGTCTTCACGGCACGCTCATATCAAGACGGATTCTGAGGAGGGTAGGATGAGAACAGGTACAAAGTTCTGGCTGGCACTCGGATGCGTGGTCTTACAGGTACTCATGTTCATGGTGCTGGTGGCGACCGGCAAGTTCACGGGCGACATGGTGCTCCCGTTCCTCGGCGGGCCCGTGGCGGTGTTCTCAGCGTTCGGCATCCTGAACGTCGTGGCAAGCGGCCAGCCGGTAGTGACCACAGTGGTGACCACAACCGACAAGCCGGGGGGTTGAGTCCATGAGAGTCGGCATTCTCGCTCTGTTTGCTCTCCTGGCCATCAGCGTCGCGTCGTTCGCGAATCCGTTCATCGGGACGTGGAGGGCCGATTTCATCACGGTGGTCGTGAATGAATCGATGATGGCCATCACCGTGGCTTCGGACGATCCTAACTGGTCACCACTGGCAGGAACCCACCGCTATATCTACGACGCCGACGTGATTCGCGTGGGGGATTTCGTGGCCGTGTACGACATCTCATCCGATGGCAGCATGGTGGTGGTCATCGGTCTGCTGAGGGCCTCCGACAATTTCCTCAAGGTCATATTTTCCAGGGAGTCGCCGGGGCAGTTACGACAGGAGAGTTTCAAGTCATAAGGAGGGAGGAATGAAATGGTCAAATGGAAGTGGCTCCTCGCTACGCTGGGCCTGGGTCTTTTTCTTGGCGCTGGCGCTATGTTTGCCATCTACCACGGTGGCGGGTCAGGACTTGACGCCGCCCTCGCCGGCTATCGCGCTTCTGAATCCGCAGACTACGCCGATAGAAAACTTCGTATCGCAGACCTTATTGCCAATGGCCGAGGGAGCGCTCTCGTCATCCGAGAACTCGGATCAGAAGTTTCTGACCTTAAACAGCGACTACTCATCGCTATTGGAGCAGAACAAGATCGACAACGCGCAGAGAATGAGCGATTTGACCAATTGGCAAACGATCTCAGAGACGCTCAGTCTTCGAGTGGGAACACTACAGACCTTCTCAGACGACTTGTTGAAGCAATTAGGAATTTTCTCGGGATCGGAGGATGAGAAGCACGCAAAGGCAATGGTTGCCCTGGGCCATATCCAAGACGGGGTGAAGGCCGTGGAGTTGGAGAACAAGATCCTGAAGATCGGCGGGTCCGTGCTCCTGGTGGCTGCAGTCGTGATCGGAGGCTACGAGGGCGGGAAAGCGTTGCGGTGGTGGTAGGCAACGGAACGAGCATTGTGATTATTATGGCGATTCCGAAGTAATGTCATGCCAACGTAGTATGAGGGCTAGAAATGCTTGGGTGAGAACTGCGTCTTTGTGATAAGTGAAATAGTCATCCATAAAGTTCATGCCATATTTGAAGAAAGGCCAATTGTCCGTTGCCTTCGGCATAAATGTCAGATAGTCATGGACGGCGACAATCAGTTCTGGTGAGGAGTGGCGATCAAGATACTCTCCCATCTTTCCCTTACCCGTGATTGTTATCCCAACGCAGAAACCTTGATGAAGTGCTATAAGAGTATGCAGTTTTTCATCGACCGGCCAATTTGTGTCCCATAAAGAACTCGGGGCAGGGGATTGCGCCGTTGCCATGAGTGGGCCGAGAAGGATTACGACCAAGAAAAGAACGATCACCTTCTTCATATCGACCTCGATTCAACATAAGAATAGCACTTGACAAGTGCAAAGACAAGTGATAGTGTCAGCATCGGGAGGGGATAATGTTCTGGTCTGAACGGGAACAGAGTCTTACCGGAGGCGCTATATCGTGCCAGACACAAATCCCCCTGAGGACGATAGGTTCCGCAATAGTAGACAGAATATCTACTTGCCCGGAGCAGAAGGACTGTTCTCCCCGCGCGAGGTGGCCCGCATGACCGGATACAAGCCGGTTAGCATCAGATTGATATGTCGGCAACTCCTGATAGGACAAAAAGTTGACGGCCGATTCCTTCTCAATGCCGATGATGTTTCAAAGATTATCGGAAGGAAAAATCTTAAACATCATCAGGGAAAGGGGGATTCGGTCAATATGTCAAAAACACCCATTCGTCCGCTCGGTCTTGACCCACTCATCTGGAAGATGTTCGACAGCAACAGGTACTACACCGAACAGTTGGAAATCGCTCTGAAAAAGCAAAGCGACCGTTTGTGGGATATGGGAAAGTCCCTTGCTGTGGTAGCAGGTGATGTTGAGGAACTGCGCAAAAAGGTAGATGTCATCAAAAAGAGGGAGGAGGAAAAGGGGCGGGCGGTGCTGCAACTTGGCAGGAGCGCACCCTCCACCCTCGTCACCTATGAGGCCGAAGCCGCATAGACATCAACTTCCTACTATAGAAAGACGCACACGTCAAGCACTACTTCCTTGCCCTGTCCTTTATCTCTATCTGAGGCCGATTCCAGTATCTCGTGAGGATCAATTCGATTACGGCTGTGCGGTCGGGGCCGAGTTCCCCGATACGGGAGTCCACATTCTGCACGAGTGGAATCGGGAGCCAGAGATGCACAGCTTGGCGCCCCTCCCGCTTCCTGCTCACAGGCCAAAGATAGCACAAAGTATGTCCATATGCAACACAAAAAAAACACAAAAAAAACTCTTGACAACGTGGCTAAGGTGTGGCTATACTTTCGCCATGCTACGAGAAGGAGGGGAACTGTGAAGAAGCAGAAGGTCATGCGGATGAACATCCCGTTTGATCCAGACGTTTACCGGGCGCTCCGGAAGGCGAAAGAGGCCAACGAGGGCGAGTCCATGGTGCGCCTCATCAACCTGGCGATCCGCGAGAAGTATGGCCTTGTGAAGGAGGGCTGAGAGGGTTTGGCGGAAGCCCGGCGTCACTCGCTTCATAGTGCGTCGGGCCTCCTGCGGTGGCCGGGGAGAGTTGCAACAGTGCCCCGCCACCGCTTTCTTGGACAGCGCCCGAGGGCGCAGGAGGCTTGTCGTGAAGAGTACCGCAATTCCCACTGTTGACGAAACACCGTTCTGCTGGGTCTGCCAAGATCCAGTCGCGCCCGGCGAGAATCTGTGCCGAGTATGCCGTGAGGAAGTCCGGGCGGTCGATGTCGCAAAAGCACTGAGGCCCATCCCCCGAGGACCCTGGCCTCAGCAGCACAGGGACGGCTTAGATTGAAACTATCCCTCTATTCCGGGATCGCGACGAGAAAGGTCAAAGGACCGTTCCAAATTGTCGTCATCGGGTTCACCCCGGATCGGGGGAAGCATTTCAGGATTTCCACGTTCACCATCGGGCTGAACTGAGATGAGAAAGGAGGTAGGTCGTCGGCTGAGTGTTGGGCCTCACCGGGGCGCCCGTGAAGAGGTGGGCGCCCCACTTTGGAAAATGAAAAGGCCCGCGCAGTTTGGCTTGCAACGGGCCATGGAGGGGAAGTCGTGAAGGCTTCCGTTGTGAAGCTACCCCGCCACGAAAACTCTTTCAAGAGGGGTGTGGAATGAAAACGAAGGTTTCCAAAAAGACCGCCGGGGTGCCAGCGGTCAGGAAGAAGGCGCAGGTCGAGAAGGCCAGCAAGGTGATCGCCGCGGTCGCCGCGGTTGACCCTCAGGCCCTCCTCGCCCGGGCCATCGACAAGAACCTTCCCATCGAAACGATGGAGAGGCTCCTCGCAATGCGGGACAAGATGAAGGCCGAGTGGGCGCGGGACCAGTTCTTCGCTGCCCTCGCCGGCTTCCAGTCTGATTGCCCGATCATCGACAAGAAGAAGACTGCGAACATCAGGTCGAGGAAAGGGGAGGACAGCAGCTTCTCCTACAAATACGCCGCAATTGAGGACCTGGCGGAGCCAGTGAAGCATCTGTTTGTAAGGTGGGGTCTTTCGTGGACCCTAAAACCAGATCAGACGAAAGAAACTGTCACGGCGCATGTCCACGTCCATCACAAGGACGGACACGAAGAGGTGACCAGCTTCACCGTTCCGATTGATCCCGACAGTTACATGGCTGACCCGCAGAAGGCCGGCGCCGCACTGACCTACGCCAGCCGCTACGCCTTCAAGGCTGCATTCGGGATCCAGGCCAGGGGAGAAGACAACGAGCAGAAACTCGAGGGCGATGGTAGGCGTGCGCCGATCCATCAACCGCAGGCCAGACCCGCAACCGCCGCCGCGAGCGCCGCGGTCCCCGTCCACCACGAGGAGAAGCCGGCCAGCGGGGAGTACACACAGATCATGCAACTCCTCTCCAAGAGTGTGAAAGCCCCGGGCACCAGCATTCAGGTCCGGGACTTCACCAGCGCCGAGGCCATCGACTTCAAGGCCATGGCCGACCAGGCCAAGACGAACCAGCCGGAACTCGTGGCACTCCTTGCGAAGGTGAAGGAGATCGCGGCCGACCGCGAGAAGAAGATCCTGGGAGGTGCCGCATGAGTAACCCGATCGAACTTGCCGAGTACGGAACCCTGGCGGTCAGGAGCGAGAAGGCGATGCAGTCGATCATGCAGAAGGCCACAGCCTTCGCCGTGGTCGACGAGCAGACCTACCTGGACGCCGACGAAATCATCAAGGCCATCCGCGTGAAGGTGGAGGAGCGGAAGGCCGAACTCCTCCCGCCGAAGGAAGCGGCCACCGAAACCTGGAAGCGCATGTGCGCCCTAGTGAAGAAGTACATCGACGACCCGCTGGAGGCGTGCAAGACCCTGGACCGCAAGCGGTACGCCTGGAAGAAGGCCGAGGACCGGCGACGCGAGGAGGAGGCGGAGGTCGCGCGGAAGGCCGAACAGAAGAAGATCGACGACGAGCGGGCGAAGGTCGCCAAGAACCTTGAGGCCGCCGGCCTGCCCGAGCAGGCAGCCGAGGTCCGCAACGCGCCAGTGGCACCCTCAGTCGCCCAGGCCGCGCCGGTCGCAAAACCCGTGGGCCAGTCGAACCTCGAAAACTGGCAGGCCGAGGTCACCGATGCCGACAAGGTGCCACGGGAGTTCTGCACTCCGGATCTCTCGAAGTTGAACAAGTACGCCAAGCTGATGAAGGGGAAGGCGAGCGTCCCTGGCGTCACCTTCACCGATGTCGGCACCGTTCGGAGGACTTCGTGATCTCTTATACCCTCCCGGCCGGCCTCACCTTGAGTCACTTCGACGACGGGGGGACCTGGCCGTGGAGGGACGGGAAACCTATCCGGTCGGTGTCGAAGATCCTCGACCGGATCTACCCCCTGCCCGAGAAATTAGATCCCTGGTATCTCAAACGGGGGAAACTCGTCCACGCCGCCACCGTCTACATCGACCAAGGACTCCTAAGTTGGGAGGAGTTGGACGAGAAACTCCTGCCCTTCTGCCAAGCGTACAACGATTTCCTGTTGCTGGTCCGCCCGATCATCGAAGCCACCGAACTCAACGTCGTTCATCCTTCCTACGCCTTCGGCGCGCGGCTGGATCGAGTTTTCAGGTTGCACGATGTTCTCCGGCCTATCGTCACGGACATCAAGTGCGGCGTCGGCAAGGAAGATCGGTATTGGCTCCAGGTGGCCGCATGCGCGTGCGCCCTGGACGAGGAACATGTTCAGGACTACGACCTGGCCCTGCTGAACCTGGACAACAAGGGGCACCCTCACTTCACCGTGGCACCGCACCCGGGTTCGTGGATCAACCAGTGGCGGCAGGTCCTCGAGGCAGACAACCCGTGAGCATCATCGTTCCGAACGCCATCGTCCTGGCGTGGTCCGAGGGGGATCTCCATCTGAGGGTGCCTTCGGCCTATCGGGCCGCGGTCGGCGATGTCGTCGCCCGCTGCTGGAGGAAGCATAACAACTACGCGAAAGTCGGGATCGACGAGCCGTTCAAGCCCAGAACGTCAAGAGCCCAGGGCAAGCTACATGCTCTCATCAGCGCCCTGGCCCCGATCATCGACATGACGTTCGATGACTGCAAGTTGTTCGTGAAGAAAGAGGCGACGGAGTTGGGTTACCCGATGGTGCAGAAGACCAAGTTCAAGGGCACGAAGCACGAATACACGTACAGCGAGCCGCAGTCGGAGGCGGACGCATCCACGGCGCAGGAACACATGCTGATTGTCACCGCGCAGAAGATCGGGGCCGAGAGAGGCCATGACCTTGAGGCCGAGTACGAAATGCGGATGAGGGGGATGTGATGAAGATGTGCGTGAACTGCAAGAGAGAACTCGACAGGAAGACCCCGCTCACGAGATACGACATCGACATCGGGGACGGGCTCTGCGAGACCTGCCGAAATGCAGAGCAGGTCCGTGAGGCGAAGCGTGTGTGGTACGGAAAGGAGGCAGCAACGTGACGTATCCTTATGATATCCAGCAATTTTGCAAACTGCGCGGGTACAGTGCCGAGTACACGGCTTACTGGCTTGCGCACCCAAAGGATGAGGCGAGGACCGGAGAGTTCTCCGTCGCACCGCATCATATCCGAACCAGGGGAGCAGGCGGAGGGGATGAAGCCGGGAATCTTCTGGCGCTTTCGTGGGAGAAGCACCGGGAGATCGAAAAAGGCGGAACGACACGGTTCTGCGAGCGGCATCCCTGGCTGAGGTACAAGATCGAGGCCGCGCTGGCGGCAAGGAGGGTGCCGGCATGATGGAAGTCCTTGGCTCTCTCCGAACCGACCCCACTTTCGCATATCTGTTCGCCGTCAGCGGGGGCGGTGCGCTTTTCTTCGTGGCTTGGTGGCTTTTCTGCATCCTGGTGCGCAACGGTATAGACGGCGTGGCGGCTCTCTCGAAGGCCGTGGGCGAGCGACGCTGGCCGGATGCGAAGAAGATCCTTCTTGGAACGTGGAAGTAAGGAGAAAAGTATGAACGGACGTGACACCGAACTGCGTCGGGGGCTGGATGCGCTGGCGGATGAACTGGAATCCACGAGTAGCGATGGGATCTCTTATGGCAGCGTGGGAAAGATAGTCGCTGCTCGTCTCCGAGCCCTTCTCGCCTCCACGAAAGAGGAGCCGGCTTGCCCTATGTGTAACGGAACTAGCGAAATAACCGTGTACGAAACAGGCGGAATGGCGATTGGCACAGCGCCATGTCCACACTTGAATAAAGCAAAAGAGGAGCCGCCCTCACGCGAGGATAAGGCCAGTGCTAAACATATGGCATCACTTGAAATGCGCCATGAAAATATGCTCCTGACGCTAAATAAATTGAACGATGAAAATGAACGTTTAACGGCCCTTCTCGCCTCCACGAAAGAGGAGCCGCCCTCACGGCCTGCCGAGCCGAACGAATGGGAATGTGATGATTGCCGGTTCACTTTCAATACCGAAGAGGGCGCAAATGCTCATCACGCAATGGTCGGTCATTCAATAAGCAGGCATCCCGCCACCGCCCCCGCCTCACGCGAGGAAACACGCCTGATATGCGACGCGCCCTTTGACGAAGAAATCTGGCGGTGTGAAGCCTGTGAGGATGAATGGATTTTCACGGATGGAACGCCGGAGGAAAACAACATGAATTACTGCCATCGATGCGGGCGAAAAATCACGGAAATCGTGAGGCCAGAACCAGAAAGGGAGGATGACGATGAATGAACCCTCACGCGAGGAGCTACACGTGAATAGCGTTGAAAGGAAATTGGAAAAGTGATAGAATCCTTGGTCATGAACAGAAAAGAAAGATTCTTGGCCAAGGTTGAGAAGTCGAATAGGTGTTGGTTGTGGGTAGGGGCGACAAAATCCAGAAATCCCGATCGAGCTTATGGACAATTCTGGGATGGAGGGAGAGCACGCCCTGCCGCACAAGTGGCATGGGAAATGGCAAATGGTAAATCATTTCCTATCGGGATGGACGCACTTCATCATTGCGATAATCCCCGGTGTGTGAATCCGGATCATATATTCCCCGGTACAGCCTCAGACAATGCAAAGGATGCATCCGCCAAAAAGAGATTGCTCAATTCATCGAAGATGCATTGTAAACGGGGTCATTTACTTTTAGGAGACGATTTAATAATCAGATATGATGGAAGCCGCGAATGCCATCAATGCAAAATTGAATGGGAGAGAACGCATAGATCGGTTGCCGTTGGATACCACAGGAGGGACCATGCATAACGAGGAGCTGCGGGAGAAGATAATCGTTGCAATTCATTCCTATGAGCGTGAGATCAAACAGGAGTTGCCACTCTCCGACAGCGAATATGGCGATCTTGCCGATCGCATCCTCGCCCTCATGCCGCCAGTGGGGGAGAAGGGCCTGCGGGAGGCGTTTCTCGCCGGCGCAAAATGGTGGGAGTTCCACACCACCGATGCGACAATGTGGCAAAGCGATCAAGCCGATACATGGAAGGAGGCTGAAAAGCGATACGGCCCTGGCGAGCGTTCCGATCCTATCGCCGCCCTTCGCCCCGCCGCGCCGCAAGTCGTGGAATGCCCGACATGCAAGAGCCAAGACGTGAACTGTTCTGACCCATGGCATATCGACCATTCCCCCGCACAACAGCCCGAGGTGGTACTATCCCCGCTTGATCGATCTCGGATGGTAGAGGCGGTCACTCAGATGCCCGAGGATGATGAACTTGCGCAACAGCCCGAGGCCGGGGTGGACGACGGGCTCCCCTTCATGTGCAATATGTCCTGCTGCGGCCGAGACGATGGCATCATCGTGTTTTCTACTTGGGAAGAAGCAGAAAAGTTCCGGGAGTCCTACACGAGTGGTGTTGCCGTTGCGGAGCATGGATATTCGGCTGGTCCGCATGAATCAGGGCACAAACGCGCAGTTGTTATCACACAAGCTCAGTGGGATGGACCATTGGGCATCTGGCGACCACGTGCCGCTATCGCCTCACCCGCTCCCGGGGCTCCCGCCGCGCAGAAGTGGTGGAGATACCGATGTGACGTTGAGCAGTGCGGATTCGAGAGGACATCCCGTAACTATTTCAAAGTCTATGGCACATGTCATGCGTGCGGAGTCGGTGCCATGCGCGTCGTGGAAGAGGGCGAGGCGTGAGTGCGCTGAATCTCATCTGGATTATTCCTCTGGTATTCTCCACCGGGTGTGGCTTCGCCTGCCTGCTTTTCGCGAACACGCTGGAGGCGAAGAAGCCCGAGACGACCCGCTGGATCTGCGACGAGAACCCTTGGGATGGCGAGGTGTGGCGGTGCGAGAAGTGCGGGCTGGAGTGGGTCTTCGAGGAGGAAGGACCCGCAGAGAGTGAGGTGGCCTTCTGCCCTTGTTGCGGGCGAAAGATCATCGAGTTCGTCCCCTGGAAGGACCTGCTGCTGGAAGAGGAGGAGGACGACGAGGGCCCGCGTGACACCGAGGACGTTGATTACCGTGAGCGCCTGGACTCCGCCAGGGGAATGAAGTGACCGAACTGACCTTCCGCCAGTCCTGGCAGAGACTCGCGCGGGCAGTGCTCGAGCGCAGCTTCGAGGATCTGGAGGAGGGGAGCCAAGGCTTCGGCTCGGCCCCTCACTGGGAGAAGGTGAAGTGGAAACGGGACGCCGAGGTCTTCTTCGAGCGCCTCTGGTACCGGGCGTATTCCGAGGCCGCGGGGTACACCGATGAGGACATCGAGGCGGCATTCAAGGGGAGGGGACATGAAGATGGTCGCATTCGGGGTGACAGAAGAAGAAAAGTTGAGTCTGGAGGCCGCCGCCAGGGCCAAACACTTCAAGGATGTACCCGCACTGGCCCGATACGGCATTTTCGTCTGGCTGGGCATGAACAAGCCCGGATCGCATCGCCGCCCAATTACCCGGAATAGCCCGAAAAGTGCGGGCGTAACGGAACGCCCCGCTTCTGGTGGCAATCTAGCACCCGGCCGGGAGGTATAAAATGCCCTGCGGAGTGTATGCGATCTACAACCACATTACCGGCCTAGTATATGTAGGTTCCTCAGTGGACATTGGGAACCGGAAAAGTCAGCACTTGGATGCTCTGAGGAGAGGCAACCATCATAACCCTTACCTTCAAAGGTCATTCACAAAGTACGGGGTGGCCGCCTTTTCCTTCAAGGTTCTCGAACTCTGCCAGCCGGAAGAACTGTTGTGCAGGGAGCAGGCGTACATCGATTCTCTCCAGCCAGTGTACAACGTGCGTCATGCCGACGAGGAAGTGATTGAAGAACTCGTGCGCGACAAAAACGACTGGCATCGCTGGGTCTACGGCGGATGTCGAAACCCTATAAACAACCAGAGAGGACTCCGATGAACCCAAGATATGAAGTCGAACGGGGATTGAACGAAAAGCAGATCGTAAGGGGACGGCCGGTAAATGGCAAAACACTTCCGGGGATGCTCAAAGAAATCAATTCCCTGCCAATCGCGGCGAATACGATAAAGAAACGCCGTTCAGCTCTGAGAGACTTCTACTACAAAGGAAGTCTGGATGGCCTCGTTATGTGGGAAAAATCAAATCTTTTGGTGCCAGCGCGACGCGGCGGAGCGAATCACATCCTGTATCTGGATGGCAACCAAGCTGAAAAAATCCTGAGCAACGTGGAGCGGATTTCAAAGTACCACCACCTACTGAAGAACTACCGGAATAACCGTCTCGGCCTTCAGGAAACTATCGAATTCATGGACATCCGGACTCCATCGGGCAAGTTCGTGCGTTGGCGCTACATAACAACGCAGGTCGCAAAATGGGGCCGGCGATTCCTTGGTATGGACATCTCGGCGATGAGTCTAAAGAAAAGGCCATGACCAAGCACCGTTACGTCAGCACTTGCTTTTGGGATGATGCCTACATCATGCGCCTGGACCCCAGCGAGAAGTTGCTTTTCATGTACCTGCTGACCAACCCTCTGACCAATATCTCGGGAGTCTACCAGGTGACCGTGAAACGGATAGCCTTCGACACCGGCTTCGACCAAGATGTGGTTACGCACATCCTGGAGCGGTTCGAGTGCGATGGGAAGTGCATCTACCGAGACGGCTGGGTGGCGATGCACAACTGGTTGAAGCACCAGAACCCATCGTCGAAGGTGCTTACGGGTATCTCCGCGCTGCTGAAAGAGGCTCCCGAGGATCTGGCAAACTACGTCCAGGGATATGGTATCGATACTCAATCGCATCTTAATCCTAATTCAAACTCTAATTTCAATGAGAGTACTCAGAAGATGAGTACATCTTCTGCACCGGCGCATCTGGATGCTTCGGTGCCGCAAGTTGCAGCCTTGATCTCAAAGTTTCACAAAGAAGCAAGAGAAAAACTCGAACAAGAGGCTTCGGCACGTCTCGGGAATCCTAAAAAGAAAATCTTCTACGACTACGACGAGAAGGTGTGGCGTGGAATCACGCAGGCGGACATTGACTTCTGGCAGGACGACTTCGACGGGCTGGAGATCATCAGCGAACTCAAAAAAATGAAAGCCTGGCTGGACTCGAACCCAAAGAAGAAGGACTTCAAGAGGTTCATCTCAGGATGGCTACTGCGCGGCCAGGGAAGAAGCACGACGTTCGCAAGGGGTAAGAAATGACCGTGGCCGAGAGTCTCGCCGCCGGGATCTGTCCGAACTGCTGGAGCAACTCCATACGGGTGCAGCCGGGTCACATCTCCTGCGCGACGTGCGGAATCAACGGAGATCCGGGGAAGATACGGTGGTGCGAGAAGGTGCCGCTATTCCGATCGGTGGCGAAGGAAGACATCTGGCTGACCAGCGGGCAGTTATACAAACACGAGGACAGACTTTTCACGCTCGTCGGATACATGCCAGGATGCGGGAGAGTTTTCGAGGGGGAGTGGTGTGTTTCCTGCCGGCCGTTTCTGCCGACCCCGGTGGAGCGACCATCGAGGAAGGCGAAGAGGAAGTCGGGCAAGGATGCGGCGACGGGCGAAGCCGAGGAGGAGGTGGCGGTTTGAAAGACGGAGCGATCATGCTTTTCAAGGGTGGCAACGATTTGGTATCGCGCGCCATCCGTTACTTCACGGGGAGTCCCTACGTTCACGCCGCGGTGTTTCTCGCGGGGATGACCTTCGAGTCAACCGTATGGTTGCCGGAAGGGAAGAAGGTCTGGATGCTGTGGGCCTACAAGAGCGGCATCCGTGAGACGTGGGGATACTTCTCTGCGGACAAGACGATGGAACTCGCGAGGTTGCTGATAGACGAAGAGTACATGGCAGGCAGGAACTATGCCGTCGAGCAGATCAACGATCGGCACTGGTACAACTTCCTCCTGACTTTCTTCGACATCATCATCTACCCGACTCGATGGTTCTGGCAGAAGGTGGGCTGGATTCCGTTCAGCTCCCGCTACCTGGGGGCAAACTGCTCGGAGTTCGTGGACCAGGTGTACAAGGCCATGGGCATTGACCTGTGGCCGGACCGGGGGGAGGCGAGTACGGTGCCGGGGGATTACCCGAGTTGTCCACTGCTGGTGGCAGAATGAAAGCCAAGCGAATCCCCGGGGTCCAAATAGAGGCGACCCTGACAACCAGCGACGTGCTGGCATTCCTGCGCAAGACGGCTGACCCGCGGTTCAGCACCGCTCGATGGGACGGCTGGATCCGTCAGGGGTTGGTCAGCGAGCAGAAGGGTGACAACGGCAGGCGCGTTTTTGACCTCGAAGACCTCGTGGTTGCCCGAACGGTTCTGCACGTTCTTACGCTGGCCGGGGTGGCAGTGACTAAGGAACTTTGCAAGGACATCCGCGCAGGCGGGATGGACGGTATGAATTTGATCCTGGCGAGCCCGAGCGTGTTTAAGGAGGCCGCCGAGTTGTTCTGGAGCAAGAACCCGGAGAAGATCGTGGACCGCGGCCTCGGCGAGGGTCGCACTTTCCTGATCCTGCCCGTCCATACGTTCTACAACCAGGCGCGTGAGTACATGGCTGATCTGGAGAAGCATCGGACGGAGCCGTTAAAGATGGGGTTGAAGGCATGAAACCCAAGCGGATCCCCGGCGTGAAGGGTGTGTACATCGGCAACCGTCTGGTGGCCATGACCGATGCTGAGGTGCGGGACCTGGTGAAGAAGACGAAGAAGGTGAAGCGTGGAAGCACTGCTTGAGCCGAAGGCGCTGTGCAAGCACGCGCTGGATGTGCGGATGCAGGAGTTGGATAAGATCCTCATCGGGATCCGGGCCACGGGTGGCTACAAGTACCGAGACAAGCTGACGAACACCGACCAAGAGATCACGGCCTTTTGCGAGGGGGCGGAGAGGACCCTGCGGCGGATGGTCTGTTGCGCCGTGGTCGCCGAGACCGTGATGATGGAACCTGACGGCTACTCGGGGGAGAACCGGATGCGCCGCTACGCCGAGCGGCTGAACGAGGTTCTTGCGGAGAGGGGGCTGCTGGCGTGAGGTGGTTCCAGTTGGCGTACAAGCCGGGGCTGAAGTGGTGGCAGTTCCGTAAGCGGTGGCTCATGGCCAAGTTCCTGAAGGTCTTGGGGGATTGCCTCGAAGCCCACACCCACACGCCTGACTTGAATTGGTGGAGTTTGAAGTGACCTTCATCCAGTTCGAGGGCTTCGCCTCCTGGGGCGAGGAGTTCGGCGGGGATCCACCGCCGGCCGAGTATCACGGCGGCAAGTACCTGGGGTCATTCCCGATGTCGTTTCACTTCAACCCGTGGTGCCTGATGCTCATCGTGGCGTGCGTGAAGCACCCGTGGATACAAAACTGATGATCGACCTCTTCGGCCAGGAAGTATCAGAAACCCCGCGGCGCCCGCCGGGCTGGACCCTAAAGCGGGCGTTCCTGCTGCACTACCACAAGGCGGCGGAGACCGAAGAACGGCGCTGCAAGACCTGTGTACATCTCCTCGGGCACACGCACCAGCGCCGGTACTACAAGTGCGCCAGGCTGGGCGAGTCCTGCGGGACGGCAACCGACATTCGCCTGAGTTACGTCTGCGACTGGTGGGAGAAACGCTGATGGAACCCATGCTCGAGGCGATAATGGATCGGCAGATGGCCAAGGCCCCCCATATCCTTCAGAAGGCCCTCTGGCGGTCGTCGGTGGCTGTCAAGGGTGGCCGGGAGATGTGGGAGGAAGTGCTTCTGCACCGTCTCATTCGGAACGTCCTGGCCTTCCAGCCGGGGAGGGATTGATGAAGTCTCTGCTGTTGACTTGCTTTCACGATCATGGCTGCTATCTGGTCATCGGATACGGGACTCGAGAGGATCCTGTGATCTTCGCTCTGGTCGTATGGATGAACTGATGGCCAAAGACACGACGATCCAAGCCTGGGACGGTGACCCTCTGGAGATCCCGCTAAAGGTCTACCTGGTTTGCTGCCGGTGCGGGCTGAAGCACCTCCATCACTACAAGATCACCCACCGCGGGAGGAGGCACATCCTGACCCTCACGGCCTGGAAGATTCGAAGGTGGAGGAAGAAAACCTGATGCCCCGGACCAGCGTGATCGCCAAGAGGAAGGTGCCAACATGACGGTGAGATTTTGGGTCCTGGCGAGCAAAGAGCAACCGAAAGAATCAGGTTGGTATCTCATTTGCGACATGCGGCGGAATGTATATTCAGTGATGGGATGGCTGAGTCCACAGGGGAAATGGTGGGAGGACGGGGAATATGAATGCAGCCCGACCCACTGGATGCGTCTTCCCGATCCACCTAAGTGGAAGGAGAGCAATGCATGATCGCCAAGCGGAAGCCTCGGAAGGCGACTCGTTTGCAGAGCACTGCGGGAATACGTGCAAAAAAGAAGCCGCGCGGACGCCCATTCTCAAAGGGCAAGGATTCGCGGCGAAAGTCGGGAGGTCGTGCGAAGGGAGCGCTTTCCATCACCACCCGGGTCCGTGCAACTTTCAGCAGCGGAAAGGCGCCGGGCGACCTCGTCGCCCAACTGAAGAAGTTGACCAGAGATCCGGATCCCCGCGTGCGTTTGGCTGCAATCAAAGAGGTGATCGACCGCTCTGACGGCAAGGCGCAGGAAAACGTGAACCTGACCGGCGAGGTCGGCCTTCGGATGGACGAGCTGAAGCAGAATCTTGCGGGGCGACGGGCCGTGCAGTGGGTCAAGCGGAAGCACCCTGCCGAACTTCGGGACTTCCTCACGTCGATCGGGGTGACCGAATGATGGACCAGTTCCTCCGCGGTGCCTGGAATACGGCAAAGGTGAGCGCTTGGGCGCGAGATCGGTTGGGCTTCGATGCCGACAAGGAGCAAACGCGGTTCCTCGACTCCGAGGCGATGGACGAGATCCTCCTGTGGGCGAGGCAAGTCGGGAAAACGCAGATCATGGGAATCCGTATCAGCCACACGGCGATCATGGAACCTGGATCTCTCCAGCTCGTCGTCTCCGCCTCTCAGCGCCAGGCCGGCATTCTCCAGAAGAGAGTACTGAACAGCATGCGGCGGCTGAACATGAATACGAGTGCCCGGGTGGTCCGTGAGATCGATCTTCCCGAGGATCTCCTGGACCCTGACTCAAGGATTGTGAGTTGCTCCGTGCTTCAGATGCAGATCGCAAACGGCAGCGAGGTCGTGAGCGTGCCCGCGTCCCCTGACACGGTGCGAGGGTACAGCCCCAATGACATCTACATGGACGAGGCGAGCCGCATTCCCGATGACGTGTACCAGGCCGTGAGGCCGATGAGAGCTGCTCACCCTGTCCGGCTGACCCTGGCATCGACACCGGCGTGGAAGATGGGCTTTTTCTATGAGACGTGGAAAGGCGATGACCCCGCCTGGTGGCGATCACAAGTCCTCGCCGTGGATTGTCCGCGGATCACTGCGGAGTTTCTCGCGCGGGAACGCAGGACGATGCCCGAGCGAAACTACCAGCAGGAATACGAGTGTGTATTTCAGGACAAGGTCGGTAACGTATTCAACGAAGAGTGGATCGCCAGCGCTTTCACCAGGGACGTGAAGCCACTGTTCAACCGCAAGGGTGGGCTGGACCCCGGGGTCAAGGGCCTGGGGATCCTGAAAGGAATCAAATGAAGTACACCATCGAGGATCTCATCCGCCGCGAGGGGCGGGAGCCGGGGGGAGGACGGTCACTCATGCCACTCGCCTTCGCACTTGGAAGATATTGGAAGGAACACCCTGCCAAGATCAAGCGGATGTGGCGTGAGGCGTGGCCGAGCGCCCTTCGAGTCATCGACCCGGTGAAACTGAAACGTGCGGCCATCCGAAAGAAGTTCGATGTCCAACCTTTCACCTTCATCGACATGATGAAGCGGCCGGCTCCGGTCTTTTCCGAGAAGGATCTTGGCTTTCTGAGGCGGTGGATGTGCATCTGAAGGGAATCAAATGAATATAAGACGCATCTTCAATCGGCTGTGGCGCGCAGAAGTAAAGCGACAAGTTGGATGGCAACGTCGCGTGACCATCGAGGATCTCATCAGGAAGGAAGGTCGCGAGCCAGGCGGAAAGTCAATGGCGCGTTACCGATTTGTCCCGGAGCCTGGCCTCGTGTTCAAGAGGTACCCCGAACCGTCCAGGGCAATCAAGTTGTCGTTCGACCGTTCGACTCACGTGACCCTGGGCAAAGCGCGATATGTCAACGTGAAGGTGGTGACTACCGGGTTGCCCCCGACCGCGGGCAAGATCGATGCCTACTTGGAACTTGACAAATGAAGTACACGATTGAGGATCTCATCCGCCGCGAGGGGCACTACCTGGGCGGCATGCGACCGAAGTGGATTCCGTGGAAAGATGTGAAGCGGAGACTTGACCAGATCCCGGTTCAGCCGATGGACTGGGGGAAAATGGCGCACGTATTCGCAAAGATGACCCGGCGCTGGTCTCGACTCCTGAAGAGACGCAACCTTCTACTGTCGGCGGTTTCCTGGAGGAAGCCGAAGGACCCGCTACGCATTCTCTGGTACGGAGGCATAAAGAAGGACGAGAAAATCCACGGCCTCCTTGAGAGATACGATGCACCTCATCGGCGTTGACCTCGGACGGCGCAACGACTTCGCTGCGCCCGTGATCTTCGAGGACGAACTCTACCAGAAGCCCGTGACCATCATGCCTGATGGCACCCCGCCGCGCTACCGGGATGTGCCCTCACTCCTGGTGCGCCGCTACAACCTGGTCGACATGATGCAGTGGACCGGCGTGAGTTACCCGATGACCGCGAAGCGCATCAAGAACATCGTGGACAACCCGCAGGTCTCCCGCGACTACATCCTCGCCGTGGACGCCACGGGCGTCGGCCAGGCGGTGATCGATATGCTGCGGGGCGACTATAACCTGAACCCGATCGGTGTGACCTTCACTTCGGGGGCCGCCGTGACGATGAGCCAGTATGGCTACAACGTCCCGAAGCGCGACTTGGTGGTGAACCTTCAACTCCTCTTCCAGTTGGAGCGCGTGAGGATCGCCGAAGAACTCGAGCTCGCAAAAGAGTTCAAGGGGCAGCTAGAGCACTACAGCAGCCATGTGAACGAACGCGGATACGAGTCCTTCGCTGCCGACGCGGAGATCGAGCACGACGACCTGCCGATGGCTGCGGCGATCATCCTCTGGTACGCCGAGAAGGTGATGGCGCACCGCATCGAGTTGCCCCAGGGCGAACCTCAGAAACCTTTTAATCCCGCAACGCACGGTTTGACCGACTGACCCCTCTTGACGCTTTCCAACGTGGGGATAGGATAGCCACAGTCTGTCTAGAGTGTGGACTGGGAGGGGACTGATGCCAACAGGAACGAAGGTCGATCGGCTCTACCGGGATCTCCTGGCGAAGGGCTATTCAAAATCATCCGCCGCGCGCATCGCGCAATCACAAACCGGCCAGGCACTCGCCACGGGCCGCAAACCAAAGCACAAGAACAAGGGGAGGGGACGCTGATGGCGAAGTCCAAGGATCCGTACTGGATGGAAAAGGCATTCGGCAACGCGCACGGGCAACTCAAGGCCAAGGCCAAGGCCGCAGGCAAGAGTACAAAGGCATTCGTGAAGAGTGCCACCAAGAAGGGTAGCAAGGCTTCGACCAAGACGAAGCGGCAGGCCAACCTCGCCAAGCAGGGCATGAAGTACGGAGGGAAAAAGTAGAGTGTCTGCCTCGGCGGTGCGGAGAGGATAGATGAGGCAGTTCTTCAGATCGCTTCTTCTCAGCTTTCTTTACTCCGCCGCACTCACCTTCCTCCTCAATTTCGTAGTGCGTCCGCTATTCAAAAAGCTTTGGAACGCAATCTACCTGAGGAGGCACCCGAAGGCCGCAGGGTGGCTCGAGGTCGTAAAGAGTCTCGACCCCGACGTTCAGCACGGCCGGCTCGTAGCTGACACGATAGTTCCTGACAAACTGAAACCCAGGAGGAGGATTTTGTTTCTCCCCCTCATCCTGTTCGTGGGATTGTTCTCCAACGTACATCTTCAATGGTTCTCCCCAACGACGTACACCGCAGCAAGCGCATCCTATGCGGATGTCTCGTATGCATACGGCCTGTGCTCTGACGGTGACACGCTTTCGATCCCTGCGGATTCGAAAACATGGACATCTACCCTCACGGTCACGAAGGCGATCACCATGCAGGGCGCGGGCAAGGCGCTCACTCTCCTAAATGGCACAGTCGATGAGCAGTACCTCATCCTCCAACCCGGGTCTAACAAGGCGCAGAGGGTCACGGGGATCGGGTTCATCGGCGGGGGTGTCTCGTCCGGCGGGAGATATGGGAAGATTTATATCGCAGGAAGTGGCAGCGGAAGTTACGTCTTAGACAAGATCCGCATTGACCACTGTGACTTCGAGAATCATAAAGAGGCGATCTTTGTCTCCGGTTGGGTTGAAAGTCTCATAGATCACAACTCGTTCACTGACAATAACCGGACGATCCTGATCAAGGGAGATGACGATTCCAGCTACTCCTGGAGTCGGGAGATAGCGGCAGGCACCTCGCACTCGCTCTTCATCGAGGACAACACTTTCGTCTACACAAATAATCACGTAGGTCTTGACCAGTGGATCTATCATCAAGAGGGCGGCAGAACGGTCGTTCGCTACAATACTTTCACTGCTACCGCCGAAACGGGGGCCGACTGTGCGTGCTTCGATTCCCATGGCAATCAGAACTACTGGACAGGAGGAACTGATTTCCGTGGGCAACCTCTCATAGAGATCTATAACAACACGTTCGCCGTTCACCACACATACCAATTTGTCATATTGCGTGGTGGATCAATCATCATGCATGATAACGCCCTCACGTACATCACAAGCGGGTCAAATCCTATTCAACTTGGCGAAGAAGAGGGAGACCCGGGCCATATTAGTTGGTTTAATCCCACCAGAACGGCGTGGCCCGCACAGGATCAGATCAATAACAGCTTCTTCTGGAACAACACGCTTAATGGAACGACTATCACGGATGTCACTCTTTGGTTTCCGTCGACTGACCCCACCTTTATTCAATCGGGTCGCGACTACTGGATGGCGCAACCCGCAGCAAGCGGAGGGCACGAGTACTATACCGGAGCACGGCAGGGAGGTTCGCAGACAGATCCGACTTCCAGTGACACAGGGAGCATGGCTTTTACCGGAAGCGGAGCAAACGCCTACTATCCATACACCCCGTACACATACCCGCATCCTCTTCAGGGCGGCGGCGGCGGTGGTGGTGGTGGCTCTTTGATCATGGGGAAGAAGTGAGATAGAGAATGGCACGTGAATCTGGTTGGATTGGAGTAGACGCCGAGGATGAGACCCCTCCCGGCGTGGCCATGTTCACGTCGGTTTCGCACAACGGGGCAAATACCTTCACATCCACTGTGGGGTCAGCCCTCCATGGTTCCATCGGATACGATGCTTACTTCGATGGAACACATAGTAGTGCGTATGGAGATAAGAGCCTCGGAGCCAGTTACGCCAATGTCTATGCAAGAGTCTATTTTATGTTTCACGCCGGTTTCAGTTTACCGACAGCTACGGGTATGGCTCTTATTCAAATTTCATCCGGAGAATCAACCGTATGTGCGATCATGAAGGCCCAGAGGCAGGCCGGGGGCAGTGGGCTTCCTGATATCATATATCTTTACACCGCGCAGGGCGGGACGTATCAATCGAACAACGGTTCCTTCGCTTTCGCTGCGGACACCCTGTACTACGTGGAAATCCATTACAAACAGGATGCCTCTGTGGGCGGCGTTGAAGGATGGCTGAACGGGAGTCTCCCGGATTACAGCTTCTCGAAATTAAACCTTGATACCTCTGCGCAGCCATGCAATACGGTCCTAGTCGGGAATTGGATAGGGACTCCCAATGCTGCCTGTGATATGTACATCGACGACTTGAGAGTGGAGCAGACGGGGCCAATCGGGGCTTATATGGCTAGCGGCGGCGGAGGATGGCTCAAGGGTGGCTATTGGTGGCAGTCGCCTGCGAGTTCGCATCATCGCCTCTGGACAAAATCGCATGACTTGTGGACTCCCGATAAGGAACGCGCCAGAAGGAGAAGGCTATGCCAGATTTGACTGTAGATTCTGGGACAACGAGCAAGATAATCGAGGTCGATATTTTCGACTCGTCATCCGCGGTCGGCGCGTTGCTTGCGGGGCTGACTTACGCCAGTTCAGGTCTTGTCTGCTGGTACGACATCGAGGGAGTCGCGGGGGCTGCAATTCAACTCAACCTTGTCACCATGACGAAGGGAACGTGGGTTTCTGCCGATGCCACTCACGCAGGCTTCTGCCCCGTCGATAACACGAACCTGCCGGGCAAGTATCAACTCTGCGTGCCGAATGCACTTCTCGCGGGAGCTGATGGGACAACGGTGGATTTGGTGCTGAGAGGTGCCACGAACATGGTGCCCCGGCCCATCAAGATACAATTAACCCCGATACCGAAGAAGGCACTTGCCACGGCGCCCGTGAGGAAGAATGTGGCCCTGGCGAAGTACGGTTTCGTGATGAGGGATTCTGCGACCGGCCTTCCCGTTGCGGGAAAGACAGTCACCTGCACACGCTCTATCGATGCCGGTGCCCAGGCAGCAGGAACTCTCGCAAATGTCGCTGAGGTAGGTAACGGGGAATATTGTGTCGACTTCGGAGCCGGAGACACGAACGGGAACGTCATCGTGCTTCGTTGCACGGCAACAGGGTGCAAGGACACATTCTGCACATTGGTACCCTGGACATGATCTTCGAATGGGACGGAGAGGTAATGGTCTACACCGGCGAACCCTCAAGGGCGTGGCTCGATGATGCGCCTCTATTCGTCATCACGGTGACCAGCAGTTCAAAGCGGGGTCTCCTTGCTCGCAGGAAAGACCCCAGAATGGTAAGGAGATAAAGATGATACCACAGCAGGACTTAGGGAAATACGGATCGGTCCTGATTGCAAACACCGATGCGGTGACAGGAAGGTTCACAGCGATCCAAGTCCTTGCGGATACCGTATTCGCGGTGCTCACCGGGACGATGACCGCGGTACACGGAAGCCTTCCGACTTTCCACGATGGTGATTGGCTTTTTGGACTGTTCACGGCGATCACCCTGACCAGCGGAGCGGTCATCGCGTACAACGAATCCCCGGCGGCTGTATAGGAGGGACCATGCAAATCAGCATCGACAAGGATCTGGAGACTCTCGGGGGGGCCGTGGGTCTGTCATCCTCAGACCTGCACGCCGCAGGTTTCCAGTATTCGGCGCAATACGGGGAGAACTGGAGGGTGCGGCTCATCGCAGACATCGAGGGGCGGAAGGCCGACCAAGAGAAGGACATGGCCGCAATGGATGCGGAGGCGGCAACCTGACCATCCAACTCTGCACGCCCACGGGTGGGACGATCACAGAAGGCTACATGAAGAGCGTTCTCCGTCTCATCGGGGCGTTCAAAGGGAAACACATCGTCAACTGGTGCACCTGGGGTGGCGGAGATATCTACATCGCACGGAACTATTGTCTCATCCCTCCTGCGCCCGAACTCGGGCCGCCGGTGAAGTTGTTCAGCGAGCGCAAGCCCTGGGGCGGGAAGGTCGAGTACGACCGAATCCTGTGGGTGGACAGCGATGTCGCCTTCAGCCCGCAGGATGTAGAGAACGTCATCTCCCATGATGTCGATGTCTGTACGGGCTTGGTCAAGCGCGACTTCAACGTCTTTGCCCTGAAGTTCTACGGAAAGCTGGACAACGGCCTCAGCGCGATGGCCGATGTCGTGGAGTACGCGCGGGACGAACAGGGGAACCCGATCAACGGCTTCGACGAGTTCCTGAAGTTGCGCAACGAGGACGGCCTGGTAGAGGTCGGCGGTTGTGGGAGCGCCTTCCTCTGCGTAAAGCGCGGAGTCTATGAGGCCATCCCGTATCCCTGGTATCGCACTCGCAGCCTCAAGCAGTGGGAAGGCGAACCGGCCTACTTGGCAGCGGAACTCGATCTCACGGAGGACCTGGGATTCAGCGAGACCTTGAAGGAAGCCGGCTTTCGGATATGGGCTGACCCCATGGTGAGGCCCACACATGAGAAGAGGATCGGGTTGAGGTAGGGAGGAATATATGGACAAGGTTTCAATCGGGAGAATCGTTCATTACGTTCTGGCAACTGGCGAGCATCGACCGGCGATCATTGTCCGGGTGTGGCCAGGGGAATACGGGAACGATGAAGTGAAGGACGGAATCAACGTCCAGGTTTTCCTCGACGGCAAAAACGACAGTGATTGCGCTGGAGAGGACGCTGGCCGTGTACTTTCCAGTGAGTGCTCGGCGGGGATGGCGTGGCGTACCAGCGTTCGCTACAACGGCGACAACCTTGCGGGTAGTTGGCACTGGCCTGAGAGGGAATAAGCCGGTAAGCACATGGCGGACCCCGCAGTTCTTTTCAAGGAGCTGACCGACACCTTCACCCGGGCGAAAACCTACCGGGAACGGAAAGTCGAATCTCGCTGGAGGGATGTCGTTCACCTGGTTGTCCCTCGCTACGGGGATCTTGGTGACTATCCAAGATGGGAAGACCGGCGCTTCAACTCGGTGGGCACTGAGGACTCGAGCCTCCTGGCTGAGGCGATGTTCGGAAACCTGTGTCCTTCGAACTCAGAATGGTTCCGCTACCAGTTCGTCAAGGAAGAACTGAACAGTACGCCCGCGGGTGGGGAACACCTGGAGAAGCTCACCGAGTACATGACCGACGTTTTCACTCGCTCGACCTTCTACAACGTCGTGCCTGAGTACCTTCAGATCGGGAACAGTTTTGCAACGGCGACGATGGACATCCGGGAGGACAAGGAAGAGGAACGCATCATCTGCACGATCGAACACCCTCGCTCCGTGTACTGCAAGGTCAATGCCAGGAACGAGGTAGTGGAAAGCTACGTCATTAATTTCCTCACCGCCGAGCAGATCTCCCTTGAATATGGCGAGGATGCACTCACGGATGCGATGAAAAGCGAGATCTCCAGTCTCGGGAACTCCGAGTACAAAGTCATCACCTGCGTGCGCCGGCGTGTCACTGCCAAACCCGAAAGCCCCCTGGCGGCCGACTGGAAGTACGGGGAGTACGTGTTTCTGTTGAATGACGACCGGGAGAAAATGATCCTGGAGTCGGGGGCTAAGGAACTGCCCAGGGTCATCTGGCGCTGGAGTGTTCGCGGAAATGAACCCTACGGATGGGGTCCTTCGGATGATTGTATGCCTGACATCAGGACTTGCAACCAGATGATCCGAACGCTCCTCTTGGTGGCAAACAAGCAGGCTGAACCCGCCAAGTTCCTCCCAGAGGAAGGCAGGGCATGGTCACTTGACCCGGATGCCACGAACTACTATCGAGACCCTAACCGGAGGGCGTTCAAAGACGAAATCTCCGGGTACAGATTCGACTACGAGGCCCTCCAGCAGATGGAAACCAAGGTCCGCAAGGGCATGAAGGTTGACTACTACCTGATGCTCCAGCAGATGGAACAGCAGATGACCGCTCGTGAAGTAAACGAACGCAAGCGGGAGGCACTTTCAGTCGTGGCATCGACGGTCGGCAAGTTTGAAACCGAAGCTCTCGATAGGATTCATTCCCGGTTTCTCCAGATCGAGGCAGATGCCGGTAGGCTTCCCGATCTACCCCAGGAACTGATGAGTGAGGCTCTGCGCGTCGAATACCAGGGGCCTCTTTCCCAGCAGCAGAAGATGGTCGCCATGGAGCAGGGGATCACCAACGCCCTGGAGACTGCGCTTCCCGTGTTCAAGTTGTGGAACCAGACCTTGATGAAGGTGAAGCCGCAGATTCTCATCGACCGGATATGGGCGGCCAACGGTGCGCCGAGTGAGAGTCTTCGGACAGACAAGGAGTATCAGGACGCCCTGGACGCTGCGGCAAAGGCCGCGCAAGCCGCACAACAGGCGGCGGTCGCCAACGCTCAGAAGAGCCAGGTCAACCCGCAGCAGACCGTCGAACCGGGCAGCCCGATGGCTCCCGCAATGACTCCCCCAGCGGGCGGAGGGATGGCACCCGTGCAGACACTGGGAAGTCCTTGATGGCCGATATGGATGAGAAGGGACTTGGAAAACTCACCGTCTCCCCGGAGGAGTTGGGCCGGCGCAACCGGCTACGGGCGGCTTTCCAGATTGCCTTCACCGGGGATGCGGGCCTCACGGTTCTCGAAGAAATCGGGGAGATTCTGCACTTCTTCGGACCCGCCTACAACGAACAGGACATGGCCCTGCAAAACGCCATGAAATCGATCCTCCACCGCCTCGGCGTGTGGGGCGATGCTGACGGGGACCGCCGCGCGATCCTGCGCCGGCTGAGGATGGCACCGTGAGTGAGGAGATGTTCCCGCTCGACTGGAGGGAAGCTCTCGGGGTCAAGAGCGTCGAGGAGCGCAGTGACATCGTATGGGTGTACTACGTTCTTACCGTGAAGGTAGGTTCGGATACAAAGAAGGTCGGCGTTCGGATCTCCAGGCGCGACCTGCGCACAGTGGATGACGTTGACATGGCCATTCGGGATGCTGCACGGAAAGCGATAGACGCGGCCCTGGGGAAGTTCGTATGAACAGGATCATGGCCGACCCGATCCAGAACCGCGGCCTCTCCAGTCTCGAGGTCCGTAAGTGGGTCACTGAGTACATCTGCACCGTGATAAAGCCGCGGACCGTCTTTGACCTCGGCTGCGGGATCGGGCTGTACGGCGCCTGCGCCCACGTCTGGTATAAGTACGAGTGCAAGTGGATCGGCCTCGATGGTTTCCTTCCCTACCTCATGCAGGACCAGGTGCGACAGTACTACGCCGACCTCATCTACGCGAAGATCGAGGACGTTCTGGACGGGACAATCCAAGTGAAGGCGGATCTCATTCTTTGCATGGATGTCGTCGAGCACTTCGAGAAGAAGGCGGCACTACGCCTCCTGGAGTTGCCCGGACGTATGATCGTCTCGACACCTCTTTTCCAGTACCCGCAGGAGAAAGTCGAGGGCAACGAGCTGGAGCGGCACCGCTGCTGGTTCGACGAGCAGGAGTTCTACGAGACGGACCTCGGCTACAGGAGGATCTGCAAGTTCCCCCACGTCGCCGAGATGGGATGGAAGGGCGATATCGCCGCATTTGAGAAAGGAGCGTGAAATGCTACTGAGTGAGCAAGCCCTGGCGCTGGCTAAGGAAATAGGGATGGGCGAGCAGGAAGCCTACGACCTGGGCCGGCAGTTCTTCGCCGTGTACCCCGACAACTGGGAGACGATGCTCCTGGAGCGCCTGGAGCAGCGGAGAGGACAAAGTACGGAGAACATTCGCATCGCGGAGAAGCGTGAGTTGATCCGGGCGAAAGAGAACCAACTCCGCGCACTCGATCGGGTCAACCTGGAGAAAAGCCTGGACAAGCGCCTAAAGGACCTGGACAAGATGATCGAAGACGTCACGCCGGAGCCGACGGAGGAGCCGGAGGTGGAACCGAAAACTGAGGAGTGGAGAAAGGAAAAGAGCGCCGAAATGGGCGCAGGAGGAGTGAACGATGCTGTGCAGTAACCCGGTTGCAGTGGTTGTCGGTCAGACGAACGGCATCATCGACAAGATGGTGCTGGGTGTCTACACGACGGGCAAGGAAGAGTCGAAGTTCCTGGCGAAGTACAAGACCGCCCTGGCGGGAACGAGGACGAAGCTCTCGGACGACCTGTACTTCCTCCAGCTCTTCATCAAACACTGGCTCATCATGGCGGCGAAGAAGTAATGGGAGACGCTGCATCGACGCCCACTCTTGAAGAGCGGGCGCCGTGGATGGCGCAGATCCCCGTGGGGGACCGAGGCGAGGACTTCGCGAAACTGGGCAGCACCTTCCCGGAGTTTGCCAAGAACGTCCGCACCATCATCAAGGAGCACGCTGAGCTGAAGGCGAAGGTCGGCCCGAAACCGGGAGTCCCTGAGAAACCCGAAGGCTACGCCTTCACCTTCCCCCAGGACTTCCCCGAGGAGTTGAAGAGACCCGAGGACACAAAGGGGTTCGCTGCCCTGGCCCTGGAGTTGAAACTCGACGGCAAGGAAGCTCAGCGCCTCGTGGACTTCGAGACGGCGCGGACTGTCTCTGCCCGCAAGGCATACGCCGACCTTCAGAAGGAGAACGCGAAAAAAGTCCGCGACGAACTCCAGACCGAGTACAAGGAGAAGGCCGAGGAGCGCCTGGCGGGTGCCTTCACGCTGGTGGAGAAGTTCGGCGGCAAGGAGCTGAAGGACGAGCTGGACGCCACCGGCCTCGGGAACAACCCGCGGCTCATCAAGATGCTGGTGAAGATCGGGACCCTCTTCACCGAGAAGGGCATAACCGCATCGTCCTCGGGCGGAGGCACGGGCGCTGCTGACGAAGGACCCGACTTGAAGGAAGTATACAAGAAGAGTTATCTTACAGGCGCGATGCACTAAGGCGGGCGTTGCCCGCCGGCGATTGAGGGACCTCTACCTCGTTCGCTGCAAACCTTTCAAGGCCGTCTGGCCCGACCACTTCGGGAAGACCGACCCCCTCGACTGGGTAGCAGGAACGCACGGGCTGGGACCGAGCGATTCTGAGGGGGTAGGTCATGGCAGGAATTGACCTCTCATCGGTCTATACGATAGTCGATATCGCGAAGACCCACGACAACAAGGTCCAGTTGCAGATCTCCACGAACCTCCACCGGAAAAACGGGGTGCTCCGTTTCACCGGCTGGGAGCAGGCGAACCAACTGACCAGCCACATCTACAGCAAGGAAGTCGGCCTCCCTGATGCCGCAGAGCGGGCCATCGGGGAAGGTTCGGTCGGAAGCAAGGGCCAGGTCGGGCAGGGGACGGAGGCCCTGTCCTACATCGAAAGCCGGTCCGAGCAGGACATCATCCTGGAGCGCATCAAGGGCCCGGCGTTTGCCGAGTACCGCTACGCCATGGACATGATCCACTCGGAAGGTCTCGGCCAGGGAATGGCATCCCGCATCTTCTACGGGGCAGGAACCCCCGGGAAGCTACGCGGGTTGAACGTCCGCTACGGAACGCTGGCGCAGACGGTAAGCGTGAAGAACGCAGGAGGCGCGGTCTCATCCGCAAACACCTCCCTCTGGGTCATCCAGCCGGGATTCGCGAAGTTCAATCTCCTCTACGGTGAGGCGGCACAGCCGGCCAAGCCCGTTGGGGAGTGGAGCGGCGGATTCATCCGGATGCAGGACATGGGGCTGGAGTGGTGCATCACCGTGGCGGCCACGGGTGCGGGACTCCACAAGTACATCACCCTCTTCGACATTTTCATGGGAATGGTGCCCTACGATGACCGCGCAGTCCAAAGGCTGTGCAACATCAACACGACCACGGGCGCAGGCGAAGTCGATCCCGACATGGTGATCTGGATGATCGAGTCCCTGCCCGATCCCGAGGGTGAGCGGTACATCTTCTGCAACAGGCAGGCGAAGTACCAGCTCAAGAAGAACACGGTGAACAAGGCCCTCCTGGGGATGAGCCCCGACAAGTACGGGGAGATGAGGGACAACTTCTACAACACGTCGATCGTGTTGACCGAAGCCCTCACCAACGTCGAAGCCGTGGTCTCGTAAGAGAAGGAGAAGGAAATGGGAGAACTACAAGACAGCAACCTTCGATTCTCGAAGGACCAGGCAATCACCGCCTCCGCGATCTCCACGAACATCATCGACGGGAAGGCACTCAGGGACATGGCGAGGGGGAATCCGATCTTCCTGAACATCTACCTCACCACGGTCTTCACAACCTCAGCGAACGGCCTGACCATCCAGCTCGTCTGCTCCTCAGGAGCCGACCCTGGGTCCTCGGACGTGTTCATGGAAGTGATGAAAGCCAGACTGGCATCGGCCATGCTCACCACGGGCCTTCTGATGCGCATGGCGCTTCCGGAAGGAATCCCCTACGAGCGACTGGGCCTGTACTACCTGGCGACCACGGCACTGGTGGCGGGCACGATCACCGCATTCCTCACCCTCGGTGAGGACAGCGACGTGCGAACGACCACGTAAGGAGAAAGTCAGATGGCAGACAGCGAGGTCCAGATCTGCAACATCGCCTTGGCAAGAGTGCAGGGAGAACCGATCACGGATCTGGTGTCCGACACCACGAAGTCGGCCACGCTCTGCCGAACGTTCTACGAACCGACCAGGGATGCTCTTCTCGAGGAGCGTCCCTGGGCTTTTGCCATCCAACGTCAGGTGCTTTCAGTCGTGACGGGAGTGAACCTGACATCGAAAACGTACATCTATCAATTGCCGGAGGAACCCTACTGCCTGCGGCCCCTCGTCCTTCTCGGCCCGATCTCTAATTTCTTGCTGATGTCCGACACGGAAGGCGAGAGCGGTCTATGGGAGGATCCATTCGGCTCCGGGTCCTATCTTGAACTCATCGGCTACGTCTTCAAGAGAGAAGGGCGGACGCTGATTACCAACCTGGCAGTCGCAGGGTTGAAGTACGTGGCGAGGATCACTGACCCCACCCAGTTCCCGCCCACCTTTGTCGATGCCCTGGCGTGGTTGCTGGCCTCCAACCTCGCGAAACCGATCAATGGGGAGTTCGATCCTGGCCTGTTGCAGATGTATCAGGCATCGGTGCTCGCCGCATTCGGGGCCGATTCCCAGGGAGCACAGGAACCTCGCCTGAAGGATGAGGGTTGGGTCCAAGGGAGGTTCGGTAATCCGCGGGGAAGGCTCTAATGCCTGCCACCGATTACCCCATCGCATCATTCGCCTACGGGGAGCTGTCGGAAAAGTACGTCGGCAGGTCCGACTCCGCCTTCTACAAGCAGGGATGCCGAAAGCTCAGGAATGCTTTCGCTCTTTCCCAGGGACCGGCGGAGAAACGAAGCGGCACCCTCTACGCCGCAAGCGCGAAGACCCTGAGCAGAAAAGTCCTTCTGATTCCGTGGGTCATCTCTCCCACCGAGGGGCGCGTCCTGGAGTTCGGCCACAACTACATCCGTTTTTACAGCGGAGTCACGGGGCTACGGATCGAGAACCCACCGGGGACGCCGGTAGAGACGAGTACCACCTACACGGAAAGCGACCTTCCCCTCATCAGGGTGCGCCAGGTCTCATCGTATATGTACATCGTCTGCAAAGGCCACAAGGAGGCGATGCTCACAAGGGTATCGGACAACTCATGGACCCTGGCGGACGTGACGAACACCGCGGGTGCGGGTGAAGAGAACTTCGCGACGAATTACCCTGCGCTGATCGAGTTCTATGAGGACAGGAAGATACTGGCAAAGACTCCGGTTGCACTCTCTACATTCTGGGGTTCGAGGACGGCGCAGTACAACAACTTTTCACTTGAAACATCGGCGGTTGTCACCTGCCCGGTGGCTTCCCCTGGCGTGGTCTACTGGACGGCGCATGGACTGACGGCGAATCAGTCAGTGGTCTTCACCACCACCGGCGCACTTCCCACCGGCCTTCTGGTCGGGGTGGAGTATTACATCATTGGCTCCTCCATCACTGCGGACACTTTCCAGGTCAGCGCGGTTGCCGGGAGCGGGACTCCGATCAATTTCACGGGTTCGACCTCCGGAACTCATACGGGATATGCGACTCCCGCTCTTGCTACCGACGCCTGGCAGAAGACGCCCCTGGTCCAGAAGAACGCGGAAATCCTCTGGCTTCTTGCCGGTGATGCGTTCCTGTTCGGAACCTCCCTCGGGCCGTACCGAGTGGCAGGCGAGGAAAGCACTCTCACCGGGGATGCGGTGTGGTGGCCGCAACTCCAGGCCGCAGTCGGTTGCGGGGACGTGCCTGCGATCATGGTCGATGATTTCGCATGTTTTGTCGGGAAGTCCGGAAAGAAAATCTATCGGTTCCAGTTCGAGGCCAGTACTCAGAAGTACCTGCCCAATGAGATCACCTTTCTCGCCGGTCACATCACCGGGCATGGGGTCATTGGGATGGTTCACCAGCGCGATCCTACGACCATCCTCTGGGCTTGGACGCAGGATGGTGTGCTCATCAGCGGGAGTTACGGAAGGATTCCTGAGCAGACGGAGACGATGGTGCAGAGCGGGATCTACGGGACCACGGTGCACCCGAGCACCATTGTCATCGGATGGAGCCAGCACGACCTCACCGGCCTGGTAGAATCCGCTTGCGTCATCCCGACCACTGTAGAAGACCAAGTTTGGGTCTCTGTTGCCAGGACCATCGGAGGAGTGTTGGTCAGGCATATCGAGCATTTCGCACCTCGCGATTGGGACTACATGGAAGACTACCACGGCGTGGATGCAGGAATCGTGTGGGATGGCGGAGCGCAGGTGACGGTGAGCGGGATCACGAAGGCCAATCCCGCGGTCTGCACTGCGATTGCGCATGGATTCGCCAACAACGACCTGGTGCGTTTCTCTGGTGTGGCAGGGATCACTGACGCCAACGGTCAGGTCTACACGGTCAAGAACAAGGCAACGGATACCTTCGAACTCTGGACCCGAGACGGAAGCACCACGATCGACTTCTCAGGGCAGCCCGTACCTGGCAGCGGTGGCCTTGTGGAGAAGGTGTACAACCACATCACGGGCCTGGACCATCTCGAGGGCTGCACTGTGAAGACCCTGGGGGATGCCTCAGTCATTTCCGATGCGGTGGTCACGGGTGGGGCGATCACTCTGGCCGAGTACGCCAACAAGGTGAGGGTGGGTCTTCCGTTCACCTCCATCATCCAGCCGATGCCGGTCGCCGTTGGCGGCAACCACCTGAAACGTGTGAAGAAAGTTTTCGCCCATTTCTACAAGACAGGAGATGCCCAGGCGGGGGACGGGGTACATGCGGATGAGCAGATCGTCTTCGACGGGGTGCCCACGATGGACGTAGACCCCGTCGAGGAGACCGAAGGGATGAGGTTCCTTTTCGACGGATTCTCCGACTTTGAGGGCAACGTTCGGATCACCAGTACGCAACCGCTCCCGCAGACAGTCGCGGAACTCGTCTACGAATTGCAGGTGGGTTCATGATCCCTCTGCGGCAACTTCACCACCGATTCGTCTTCGACGGAAAGATTCGTCAATTCGAAGAGCAGGACCTCATCGACATCCTCAACGAGACCGCACCCGGCATGGAGGAACTGAACGCGCGCACGGCACGCACCCGCATGGGTCATGGGCCGGCGCTCACCTTCACGGTCAACGACCTGGTGGTGGCCTGCTTCGGGGCGACGATCTACTGGAAGGGCATGGCGGAGGCGTGGCTGGCGTGTTCCTCACTGTTGAAATCCTACGCCTTCGAGGTGGTCATCTGGACGCGCGACATCCTGGACTGGCTCCAGTTGGAGTTCCATCTGAGGCGGCTCCAGGCGGACGTACTTTCCATCAACAAGGTCGCCTGCCGATTCGTCGAGCATTTCGGCTTCGTGGCTGAAGGAGTGATGCGCAGTTACGACATATTCGGCCGCGACATGATCCGTTACGCGCGCATCAGGGAGGACATCGATGGGCGCAAGTCCGGCTGACGAAGCCGCGGTCCAGCAGGTACAGTACAACGCTGATATGTCCCGGCGGGATGCCGGCAACCTGATGACCGAGGCGACCGCGAACGCTGCGATGTTCACCACGAAGGCGGAGCAGCAACTCGCCCAGGGAATGACCGTCCTGGCAAAGACGGGCAACCTCTCCGTGGACACGGGAACCGCGATGCAGTCGGGGATTGCAACCGGGCCGAAGGACACGACGGAGTTCTCCTCCATACAGTCCGACCTCCAGAACCAGGCCACGGATCTCAACAAGCAGATCGCAGACGCGCAGGCGAAACTGGCCATGGCCTCGAAACTTCCCACCGCTTCACAGGTGGAGGGAGGGAAGGGAGGCCAAAACGGGCCTTCCGAGTACGACACGCTCCAGACGCAGATCAAGAACGCTCAGAGCAAACTCACCGACGTCCAGACGAAACTCACTCCCATGGGTTCGGGCGGAGCGGGACTCCAGGATATCAAAAATCCCGATGCCCTCCTTCACGCCGGCGGGAGTGACCTCCTGACGATGGTGAGCACGCGCGACCAGATGGAACGTGACAAGCGCACCCTCTTCCGAAGCGGGGAGAATACAGCCGTGTCCATGCTGAAGGCGGGTGAGCAGTACGATGTGAATGCGCAGTACGCGAAGGAGGCGGCGAGCTGGAACTCCTGGCAAACGATCTTAGGTGCCGGCATTAAGATCGCCGGCCTGGCAAAGTTGCTCCTCTGATGGGTATCATCAACCTTCCCACCTACGAGGCAAAGGAAGTCGAGAAGCCGGCCCCCAACCAGCCGAACCCTTCCTTCCAGGGTCTCGCTGCCCTCCAGAACGCGCAGAAAAACTTCTATTCCACCCTCTTCGACGGGGCGGTTCAACTCGCAGACTCCACCATCACGAAGATCGAGAACGACCAGTACAGCGCGAAGATGAAGCAGATCTCCGACGGGGACACCACGGACCTGCGCAACATCGAGGAGAAGCCGATCACCTCCCGGGATCCCCGGATGAACGATGTTCCCGACAGTATGAAGGCCACTCCGAACCTCTGGCTCTTCCAGCAACAGCGCCAGGCGCGGATCGACACGGTGATGAAAGATGTGCAGATCCCAAAGGTGAGGCAGGCCCTCCAGGCTTGGTCCGATGAAAGAGCGATCGCGCAGAAGGACAGTCTGGCGAGGTTCGACTTTGCGAAGGCGAAAGAGGTCAGGGCCGACAACCTCACCAGCGATGTATCAAGTGCGATCGAGCAGGGAAACATCGGCCAGGTCGATGACCTCCTTCAGGCGGCAACCCTGGACGGCACGATTTCCGAGGCGAAACAGAATGAGTACGGCGATCTCGCGCGCAAGGACATCACCAAGCAAAATATTCAAATGCACGTTGCGGGAATGGACGAACTCACCGGGCGCCAGTTCCTTGTCAATCCCGAGAACTTCAA